AACTCTTTGCTTGTTGTGCGCCTACCTTAGAGGCGTGTAGAGAAAGACGGGACAAATGGCTTAGTTCACGACAATAAGCCAATTGTCGTGTATAACGATTGAAGATATTTCGTTATCTTTGGTTGTGGTAGTACCTTTGGGGTACTATCTTTTATGTATAAATTTTATAACGATATAGTGATATGAAGATTAATTATAATGGTCAAGAGATAGAAGCGTATTCGCTCATAATGACAAAAGAAAACGCTTTAGATATTTTGAATGGTAAAAAGAGCATAGAAACACGTATGCTTAGCGCCAAATATGAGAAGATGTTCACGGACTTTGCGCAAGTTGACGAAAACGAGAAATTTAGAAAAGCTGGACGCGAGCAAGAATGTCAACCTATTTTAAGGACTGATATAGAAGCTATTCATTTTTATAGTACTGGTGCACCATGGACACTTGATGTCGCCATTGATGAAATTGGTATAGGCGAAATAACAGAAGAAGGAATAAAGTTCATGCACGATGAATTTGATTTTCATGATTTCGATGAACAGCTAGAAGATTTCAAGAAAAATCCGCCCGAAGAAGTGCCATTGTTCTATTATTTACATATCTGTGAGATTATTCATCATGATGGATTGAAATAATATAAGCCACTTCGGTGGCTTTACTTATTGGTAAAAAGATTGTTTAATTTAAAATTTAAGATTATGGGAGAAACTTACGCAACTGATGCGAGCGGTAATAAATATCGCACTCGAAAAGACTATGAAGCTGGTCGTTTTCAATCTATGGGTAGAAATGCAGCCCAAAGAGCGAGAATTAATCGTAAGGTAGGTGGTAGGATTGCTTGATGATGAAAAAGGCAATAGATATAATAAAAACTATCGCCGAAAGGACTGACAGGGTTATATTGTTTCACTCGGCATCGGGTAAAGACAGTATAGCCCTTTTAGACCTTATTTCACCATACTTTAAAGAAATTGTATGCGTTTATATGTACGTTGTTAAAGACTTATCTCATATTAACCGTTATATAAACTATGCTTGTAATAAATATCCAAATGTTAAGTATGTGCAGATTCCTCATTTTGCAGTTTATTCCTATAGACGCATTGGGTATATGGGATGCGAGAAAAATGAGAAACAGAAACTTTACAGCATGGCTCAGCTTACAGATATAGTAAGGGAGAAATACAATATTGAGTGGGCTTTCTTCGGCTTTAAGCAATCCGATTCAATGAACAGGCGTTTGATGCTACGTACATACGACATGAACGGAATTAATGAAGCGCAAAAGAAGTGTTATCCATTGTCTGAATACAAAAATAAAGACGTCATGGATTATATTAGCAGGGCTGGTTTAATCAAACCGGAATCATACGATTCCAAGCATCAATCATCCGGAACGGACATAACGGATATTAACTACCTTCTTTTTCTTCGTAATAGATTTCCGGGTGATTTGCAGAAAGTTATAAATGAATACCCTTTGGTGGAACGAAAACTATTTGAATACGATTATGAAAGAACTAAAGCAAAGTGAGACAAGAATTATAAAGCGCTCCAAAATAAATCTGAATCCGATTAATCCTAAAAGGCATTCTGATGAGAGGGTAAAACTGCAAAAGAAGAACTTGCAAAAAGTGGGTTTCCTCGGCGGTATCGTATGGAATGAGAAATCGGGAAATCTTATAGACGGGCATCGCAGGATAAAAGCAATGGATTTGCATTATAAATACGATGGTACTTCCAGCACGGATTACAATGTTAAGGTTGAGGTCGTAAATCTGGATGATAAGGCTGAGAAGGAACAGCTTACATACATGGCCGTGGGAAATACTAAACCAGATATTGATTTGATAGCTGATTACATTAATGATATTGATTACTCCGATGTCGGTTTGAGTGAAGCTGAACTTAATGATATTCTATCCATAAGTGGTATTGATGATATTAGATTGTCTGATTCTTTAGATAATTTGCTATCTTCCCCGGTGAAAGAATCAAAGCGTCTTGATAGAACAGAAGAAGAAAAGAAAGCTCACATGAAAGAGGTTAAGCAACAGGTTAAGGCAGTGGCTAAGGAACGCCAACTCAATGAAGAAGCTTACATAATGCTTTCGTTCTCCTCCTACGAAGCTAAGGCTGATTTTTGTGACCTGCTTGGTATAAGTACAGATGATAAGTTCGCTAAAGGGGAAGGTGTTTTAAAACTGATTGAATAAGTATGGCAAAGCCGAAGTTTGATTTTGATGATGAACAGAACCTAATCCGTATTGAGGGTTGGGCACGTGATGGTTTGGACGATAAGCAAATCGCAGCAAACATCGGCTACAGTGAAGCGCATTTCTCTGTGTTGAAAGGTAAATTGCCTAAATTATCTAAAGCATTAAAAAATGGGCGTGCGCCCATTGATTTTGCCATTGAAAGCAAGATTTATCGTAAGGCTATGGGGATGAAGGTAAAAGTTCAACAGGCTATTAAGGTGAAAGATGTGTTTTTCGATGAAGAAGGTCGCAGATGCGAGAAAGAACGGGTAGAGATTGTGGAATTAGACCAAGAAGTACCACCTGATACAACAGCTGGTATTTTCTGGCTCAAAAACCGTAAGCCCGAACAATGGAATAGACCGGCTCCAAGAGCTGAAGATGATGCATATATTCCAACAGACATAGAGCATGGCATCAACATTGATTCTTGGATTAAAGACAAGCTGAAATGATAGTACCTCAAGAAATTTACCATCCATTATACAAGGATAAGGAAAAATTTATAATTCTTATTACCGGTGGGCGTGGTTCGGGAAAGTCTTTCAATGCTTCTACTTTTATTGAGCGGTTGACTTTTGAAATGACTCCCGTAGAGAAAATAGTTCATCAGATTCTTTACACCCGTTACACGATGGTTTCTGCCGGTATGTCTATCATCCCCGAAATGATGGAGAAGATAGATTTGGACGGTACCACGAAATATTTCAAGACCACAAAGACGGACATAGTCAATAAGATGACTAAGAGCCGTATCATGTTTCGGGGTATCAAGACTTCTTCCGGAAACCAGACAGCAAAACTGAAATCCATTCAAGGCATTACGACTTTTGTCTGCGATGAAGCGGAAGAGTGGACAAGCGAAGATGAGTTCGACAAGATAATGCTCTCCATTCGCAAGAAGGGTATTCAGAACCGGATTATCATTATAATGAACCCATGCGATTCCAATCACTTCATCTACAAGAAATACATTGAGAAAACTCACAAGCTGGTAGAAATTGACGGTGTGCAGGTTCAGATTTCCACTCATCCGAATGTGCTCCATATCCATACTACGTATTTTGATAACTTGGATAACCTTTCTCCTGAGTTCCTGAAAGAGGTGGAAGATATGAAGGTGAGTAATCCTGAAAAGTATGCTCATGTGGTTATCGGCCGGTGGGCTGACGTTGCAGAAGGTGCTGTGTTCAAGAAGTGGGGAATTGTTGACGAGTTCCCGGCTGAATGCAAAAAAGTTGGCATAGGGCTGGACTTTGGGTATAGCATGGACCCCACAGCGATAGTTAGGTGCGGAATATGGGATAATAGACTATATCTTGACGAAGTAGATTACCGAACCGGATTGCTTTCAACCGATATAGTCAAATCGCTTAGACCCTGGGGCATGAAAACTATTGCCGATAGCGCAGATCCGAGATTGATACAAGAAATCCATAACGGGGGAATAAGGATATATGCCGTCGAAAAAGGTGCTGGATCAATCAATGCAGGAATTGACAAAATGCAAAGTCTTGAAATTTTCGTAACCAAGCGTTCATACAACCTGCAAAATGAGCTGAGGAATTATGTATGGGATAAAGATAAAGACGGAAGGTATATAAACACTCCAGTGGATGCAAACAACCACTGCTTTCGTGGAGACACACTGATTACTACCATAAATGGCGATATTCCTATCAAGGATATTCGGGTCGGGGATTATGTTCTTACACGAAATGGTTATAAAAAAGTGCTTAAGAAACACAATAACGGAGTAAGAAAAGTAATTGAAAAAGAAGTCTTTATAGGCTTTGAAAAACGAACATTTTTTGCTACCTTAGAACATAAATTTAACGCAAACGGAAAATGGAAGAAGTACGGAAAATTAACAAAAGGGGACAAGTTGTTTGTTCTATCGAATTTAACGGGAGAGTGTACAAACGGTATCCAAATGGGAAACACCCCAATTATTACTATTGGAAATTTGGACACGGAAACAAACAGAGCGAGATGCTGCATCATGCCGTTTACAAATTCTATCATGGGGAAATTCCGAATGGAAAGATTATCCACCACATTGACCACAATCCGCTCAATAACTCGATTGAAAACCTTGAAGCGGTTTCAAGAAGTGAACATAATAGGCTACATCCGGAGAAAATTGACAATATTGTCAGAATGGGTCTTAACACAAAAGGCGCATATACAAAATCAAATTGGAATCAAAGAAGAATTAAGGCAATTGCCCGATTACAGAGCGAAGAGAGAGTGTGCGAGCAATGTGGCGGACGATTCACAGCAACAAATGTTCATCAGCGATTTTGCTCAAAGAAATGCCATCACAAATGGCAGTACACCTCGCCTAAATGTACGACAGAAATGGTGTGCCAATACTGCGGAATCACATTCATGGGGAACAAGTATCTTAAGCCCAAATGCTGTTCAAAAGAATGCGCACATAAACTGCAAGCAAGTAACAGACGTAAAAACAATAAGTGAAAGCTATTGCGAGGTATATGATTTGACCATTGAAGGTGAACATGAATATTTTGCTAATGGGGTTCTCGTGCATAATTGTATAGATGCTGTACGTTACTATGTATTGGGTGAGCTTCTTGGTAAGATTCAGAAGCCGAAAGATTTAACAGGAATATTCACACATTAAAAATATAAACTATGCCATTGAATTTAGAAGAAATATTAGCATTGCCTGACATCGGGCAGAAGATAAACTACCTGAAGAAAGGTAGGAAGACTGAACTTCCCGACCGTTGCAAACTTTGGGATGATTGGAATCCGGAACGACATGAAATCATGGTTGACAAAAAGAAATATCCGGACAGAAAGGTTCTTGAAAAAGAAGCAGAGAAGCACTTCGATGAAAAAACGGGTAAGACTTATGAAATCGAAGCAAAGTATAAGACTGAACCGGTGAACCGTATCTCCATTCCATTGGAACAGGATATCGTGAACATCCAAACTGCTTTTACAGTCGGCACAGAACCGTCTATGGATTGCACTCCAACTGATGATGATGAAAAGAAGCTGCTGGATGCGGTAAAGGCTGTATTTAAATCCAACAAAATCAAATACCAAAACAAGAAGATTGTCCGTGCCTGGCTCTCCGAACAAGAAGCGGCAGAATATTGGTATGTTACCGATGATGATTCGTTTTGGGCAAAGTTTTGGAAGAAAGTTAAGACTACGTTCGGTGGCAAGGTCAAGCCCACCAAGAAACTGAAAAGCGTGTTATGGTCTCCATTCAGAGGTGATAAACTATACCCGTTCTTTAACGACGAAGGTAAAATGATTGCTTTCTCACGTGAGTATAAAAAGAAGCTCATGGATGATTCGGAGGTCACCTGCTTTATGACTATCACGGACAAAATGGTTTATCAATGGGATTTGTCTAAAGGGTATGAAGAAAGAACGCCTTTTGCTCATGGATTCCCAAAACTACCGGTTCTCTATGCTTATCGTCCTGAACCTTATTGCAAGAAGATAAAGACATTCCGTGTCCGGCTGGAAAAACTGTTATCCAATTATGCTGATTGCATCGATTATCATTTCTTCCCATTGCTGAAGCTAATTGGAGATGTAGAGGGTTTCATGGGTAAGGTTAAGGACAGAATGGTCAAACTTACGGGTGAAGGTGCGGATGCTCAGTATCTGACGTGGAACCAAGTTCCGGATACGGTACGTTTTGAAGCAGAAACACTCACTAATATGGCTTATGATATGTCAAACACTCCAAGAATATCGTTTGAGACATTGAAAGGCATAGGCAAGGCTTCCGGCACTGCTTTCCGCTTCATGTTTATGGGTGCACATATGGCGGTAGAAAATCACGGTGAGGTTATCGGTGAGTTCTTGCAGCGAAGAGTAAATTTCATTGTTTCCGCTTTAGGCTCTATCAATCCAACCGAGTTTAGCAAGGCATCGCAGACCATTGACATAGAAACAGAACTGGTTCCATATATGATTGATGATTTGAATGATAAGGTTACTACGGCTGTCTCCGCTGTTAGTGGTGGTGTATGGTCAAGACGTGAGGGCATTATGTTTGCTGGGAACGCGGATCGCATTGATGAAGAGCTGAAGGAAATCAAAGAGGAACAGGTGGCAAAGAATGAGCAAATCGGAAATAAGGGACAGAAAAACGCCTCTTAGTCAGAAAAATTACGGGATTTATAATTTTTTGATAGGGAAAATAGGATAGTTAGTGGTGACTCTTTGGAGTTGCCGCTATTTTTTTGCTCTTTAAATTGTAAATATTAGAATATAATTTTGAATTATAGAATTATATATGTATTTTTGTCACACGATAATTGAGTAACCAATGAGAATATTTACCGAACAAGCATTAAAAGAATATGCAGAGAACCATCCCGATTCAAAGGTCGCTTTGCAAGAATGGACTACCATTGTGAAAAGAAGCAAGTGGACCTGTTTTGCCGATATTAAGAAAACGTTTAATAGCGTTGATAGTGTAGGTAATCAACACTATGTTTTCAATATCAAAGGCAATAACTATCGTTTGGTAGTAGTGATTAAATTCACTATTCAGTTTGTGTATATTCGCTTTATTGGTACTCATAAAGAATATGATAAAATAGATTGCGCTAATATTTAGGATTATGACAAAGATAGAAAATCAAGCCCAATATGAATGGGCGGTGAAAAGAGTAGAGGAACTTCTTCCATTAGTGAAAGATGATACTCCTTTGAATGACCCAAATAGCATAGAATTGGAGCTTCTTTCTAATTTGGTTGCTGATTATTCCGAAGAACATTTTGCATTGGGAGAACCAACACTTGTGGATGTTCTTAAACTTCGTATGTACGAAATGGGGCTTAATCAAAAATCACTTGCAAAGTTGGTTGGTGTCAGCCCATCACGGCTAAGTGATTATATATCCGGTAAATGTGAACCTACTTTAAAAGTTGCTCGTGAGATAAGCCGGAAGCTAAATATTGATGCTAATATAGTGTTAGGTGTATAAGTATAAGTTTTTGATGTGATATATTTTAGGCGTGATTCATTCGGTTTCACGCCTAAAATAACTTACCTCCAAACAAGCTTCTTAAGCTAAAATCTATATCCGTAATTCTTTTTATTTCAATTAAATCTCTATATACAAATCCGCCAACATTTATTTTTTCACATTGCATTTTTAAATAAATTTCACGAGATAGTTCAGCTCTTGGGGTAACTTCTAAAAAGAACCATTGTCCATACAATATTAATGTATAAAATCCATAAGTTTCTATATCATTAAATTGTGAATCGGAAAAGGAAAACTTAGGAGATGAAAATTTTTCTTCTATTAAGTAAACTCCATTATTGACTAAATAATACAAAGGAATATCTCCAATATTATAACGTGCAAATCTCCTAATTTGATTAAATCGATTGTCTAATCCATTACCTGTTATTTTATGATATTCTTGAAGGAACATTTCATATATTCCTCTCTTGAATTGTCTTGCAAATGTTGTTAGAAATCTATCATTAAACTTAAAATGTGATTTGAGAACTATTTTTCTTTTTGACTTCCAATATTCGAAATATATTGACTTTAATCTTTCTGAATTATCTTTTCTGTTAAGCAAGGCTTTTGGTAGTCCAAATATTTCTTTAACACAAACTTCTATACAAAGTTTAGGAAACACAAAGTCGTCAGGTTGACCGAAATAGTGATTGCATTCATCGCAAATATCAACACCAATATTTATGCTACCTAAACTTTTTGGCATAGTATGTGGCTTCTCTTTAAATGTCGTTTGAGTTACATCTTTACCACAAAAAATACAAGTTCCTTTATTTATATAGTCCATACTGTTACTTTATTTTACAGCAAAAATAGAATTTTAAATTGATTTCTTCACAACCTTTTCTTAGTGAATGCTATACAACCTAATTATTTCCCCTTTAATTGTTTCCTCCTTACTTTTATACCGTATTCACGACAATCAACTCATTGTCGTGAATCGGAAGCTTAAATATTTACTAATCATCTGTATTGGCGGTATTTTTACTTCTGCAAATTGAATCTCAAATTTTAATTCATACAGTATGACAATTTTAGAACAAATCTTAGCGGGCCTCCAAACCAAGTTTACTGGGGTGGACACTGCTATTCTTACCCGTATTGCCACCAAAAAGGCAGAGGGTATAACGGACGAGACAAAGGTAAACTCTATTGTTGAGGGTATCAGTTTTTCGGACGTGCTTAATTCCTATGGTGATTTCCGTGCCGGGGATGCTTCCAAGACCGCAGTTTCCAACTACGAGAAGAAGCATAACCTTAAAGACGGTAAGCCAATCGAGACTACCACAACCACCAAAACGGAAGAGAATAAAGACGATGTGCCTGCATGGGCGCAAGCTTTAATTGACTCCAACAAGAACCTTTCTGATAAGCTAACACAGTTAGAAACGGAAAAGGCTCAAGCAACACGTAGCCAGCAGATTTTGGCAAAGGCAAAGGAGTATGGTATTCCCGAAAACTACGCCAAACGATGCGCCATTAAGGACGATGAGGACTTGGACGCATACTTCAAGGACTTGAAGCAGGAGTTTGCGAATGACGGCTTTAAGGGTGTAGTTCCTCCAGATACAGCAAAAAAAGAACTGGAGAATGAGACTCAGTCGTTTGCGAAAATGATTGCAGACGACACTAAAGAAATTGTAGAACAACAAAAACAGTGATTTTATGGCAGCAGGATTTAAGTATAATCTTGAACCGGAAGTTGAGCAGGAAGAACGCTACGACGTAGAAACCGGACGCAGACGCAGAGGTCCGTACAAGTTGGACACAACCAACCTCGTTGTCGGCTCGTACTTGCCCTCATTCACACCGATTGCAGCTGACTTGGTGAAGAAAACATCCCAAGTGGCTATCCGTGTGGAAGTATATGAGAAGTTTACGACAGGCTCCAATACCACATTGAAAATCAAGAAACGTTCTTTGGCTTACAAAGGTATGCACTTGGGTAACGGTGCGCATGGAGCGACAATCAACGCTATTGACAAGGCTGACAAAGCTTTTGATAAGCTGACGTTAGCGGCAGACTTTGGAGAAAATCTAGAAGCTGGAACAGTTCTTTACGAAGCGACAGCCGCAGACGGTACAACGCCCAAAGTTATCGCAAATTCAGCTCTGTATGAAAGGAAGCAGGTAGAGGATGGCATAGTATTGGTTTCCCTTTTGATGCGTGCGTTTGAAATCGAACCGACCAAGCTGGTAATGCCTTTCGCAGATATTGACAAGGCGAATATGCCGCACTTCCAGTTTAATGCTCAGGATGTCAAACAAGAAAAAGACACTGTATCAATTCCTAAGGCTTCTTCTAGTCAGGACGGTTTGATGAGTAAGGAAGATAAAGCCAAATTGGATGGGGTTGCAGCACAAGCTAACAAGTATACTTTAACAGCAGCTACGACTTCTGCTTTTGGAGGTGTAAAGCAGGCAGCCAAAGTGAATGATGCATCTGGTACGGTGTCGGTAGAAAACTTTAACGGATTATTGACAGCGTTGAAAAACGCAGGTATAATGGCAAAATAAAGAAAGGAGGACTAATATATGATGCTAACTATTCATACATTGTTTAATGACCCGAACATTGTAAATGCAGTGATTCAGCGTGTCCTCAAGACAAGAAAGGACACAATTTATTGGCAGCAGTATTTGGGCTTCCGTAGGACTACTACTCGTGTATTTAAAGACTACATCGGTCAGGTTACTGGCGTGATGGCTGGTTCCATCAACTCCCGTTATGGCGAAAAGCCTATCCGTGAACGCAGGAATATCGGTTCCGGATATGGTGAGATTGCCTATTTGGGTGACCGCTATCAAATCTCAATCGACCGTTTGTCTGACTTGCAGGACTTGATAGATAAGTATAATGCCGCCAAACCGGAAGACCAGAAAGCAGCCATGCGTGACATCGTGGACTTCATCTATGACGATTACCGTCAGGTATTGCTGGCACCGCACAAGCGTATGGACATTATCGTAGGCTCTCTGTTGATGACTGGAGCAGCAAGCGTGAAGAACAAGGACGACAATGCCGGAGGAATTGACTTATTGAACATCGACTTGCCGTTTAAGTTTATCAAGCCGGACACAGAGGATAAAGACTATTTCGTCACTTACTTGCAGCAGAAACTGAATGAGCTGAAATCTATTTACGGCACATTCCCCAAGATGATTATGAGCCGTGGCACATTCATCAAGAATATTATCGGTTCAAGTGAATTTGGAGATAAGTTCAAAATGCAGCTTACAGGCAATGAAATGTATATGTCTACCGGG